AGGTTTCTTGAGGAAGTAACACTTGTTCCTCCAAACCATTTACGTGAAGTAGCACTATCATCTGCAAGGAAAGTGTAACTAGTGTTGTCGTAACCAACAACTGTACGTACACCAACAACAGATGCACCAGTCAACCCATTACCAAAGTTAGTAGCGGAATCGATTCCACGAATCCAAGCTTTATCACCTGTTCGTAAACCATGTCCACGCATCATAACACGAACAACATTAGATCCAGAGTCTACTACGAAAGGATCTTTATGAAGTGATTTAGGTGGAAGGTTAACATTGTGGAGATATGCCCTACCCGCACTTGCAAATTTAGCAATCTTGATTCGATAAGCCAAGTCAACATTGCTGGCAGGTTCCCAAGTTCTACTGTTCTGAGACTTGAAGAAAGAACCCAAAGTAGGTTGTTGTGCAATGAACGCTTCATTTGAGTTAAGTTGATTTTCTCCAACAGTCGCAACATAAACGTTGTAGTTAGGATCGTTTCTTTCTGGAATCAGTACGATTGCATAGTCTGTTCCACCCGAAAGGTAAACAGGTTCACGGAAAGTAAATGTTGTTCCGTTTTGCAACATAGTCTTGTTGTTAGATCCTGAAGGAACCAGATTTACCTGAGATGCACTCAAACGAACTGTAGCTATTGCAAGACTAGAGTGTGGAACACCGTTCACTGTTGGACGAAGTTCCATTCGCACACCAGCTTCACCTTTACTAGCAAAGAACACTTCAATAGAAGTCACGAATCGACCTTCTTGTTCTGGAACCTCAAAGGTTTGTGCTACTGGATCATAATAAACCCTACCAGTATCGTCACCATTGAATGAAGACATTGCCCTACCAATAATATAACTCAAAGACTCTGCAACGTCCCCTTCAGCGGGTGCGGTCTGAGTTACATCGGCAGTATCTTTCTCTGTACTTGAGTTTCCTCCGGCTGGAGTGTCAGTATCAGAACTATGATCTGCTACATAAGTTGTTGCGCTTGCATCAACATATCTGAACCTATCATCGGCAGTTGTGTACTCCCTGTTGTCAGTGGTGTCGGTTGACAACGCTGATATTTGTTGTGATTCTTTACTGGAACTAGAAAGAATGACATTACCATCTTCATCATAAGAGGGATAGAAACTAATTCCGCCGCCTCCAGAAGATCCACCAGTTTGATTACCTCCACTAGAAGTTGTACTTTCTGTACCAATAATTTTTAGAGTTCTTGTATAAGTAACATCCTGAGTCTTTTTAGTCAGTTGTCCAGATGCTTCATACATTCCTCTCGCAAAAGAAAGAGAACGACCAAGATCTCTTGCGTTAGTATCTAACAATATAAATTCTTTTATGCCAGTAGCGAATCGCATCACATTGTTATTTGGTATTTCGAAAGAACCTTCAATAACACCATCGTTATCAGCGATTAAGTTGGACTTTCCTTCACTGTGTTCATTAGTTATCGAAGCAGCACCGTTTTGGTCATTGTTTCCTGCAGCTTCTTGAGTGTTAAGGGTATTAACGTCCTTGAAAGTTTCTTCTCTACAGAAATTACTTACATTCACATTGTCAAAGAATGGGAAGTATTGAGTGTTTGGACGTAAACCAGTCGCCTTGAACAATACTTTTCTAGAACGCATCCAAGGAAGGACAATGGTTTGAACAACGTTTGTTCCAATAACGTCTCGTATAGTAGATTCACTGGCAACACGGTTAACTGTAGTTGTAGTGCGTGTAACATGGTTTCTATCATCATTACCACTACTTCCGCCATTTTCAAACTCGTTTATAAGATCAATAAAAACATCTTTAATAGAACTTTTATCAACTGAAGTGTTTCCGAGTTCATATACTGGCCAAAGATCTGCTAGTCCACCAAAGTCAAAATCTATAGAATTAGAAGATGTTGAATACCAAGATCCACCATCACCAGAATTATCGGTTAAAGCGGAAATTCCATCACTGGCGGCATCAATAGCTGTTCGTAAGAATCCAGTTGTACCCCCTTTGGTTGCAACGGTAGTACCACCCGCTGATACAGAGACAGTACTTCCATCTTCATACCAGTAGTAGGCATCCTCGACAGGTGGTAACATCCCGCTAAATTGTTCATGACCAAATCCTAAACCATCATCATCTTTATCGTCTGGAAGGTCAAAAATTGGAAAATCATAACTAAAGGTTGTCGAAAATGAACTGGTATCGCCGACTTCTAAAGTGCTTGGATCCACACCGAACCAACTATTTTGAGAACTGTTCCAGTTTTTTGCATCCGTAAGATCTAAAACTGTACTTTCGTTAAGAACATTCTCACCAACAATTTCCACATCATAGAAACGATCTACCGATGGAGAAAGTTCTAAGTCGCCTATAATTTGAGGAACAAAGAAAGGCGCTAAGTTTTCTGTATTAGAAGCAAGTTCTTGAGCCTGATACACCAAACTATTATAGTTGAGAGTGACCAAATCACCACTAATCGTGGTTGTGTTTGCAGCTTCTGCGGAATCGAAATAAACGTCAATAGCGTCTTCTAACTTGTCTGGAAATAGACCACCATCAACGTTATCGATTGATGCTCTATATTCAGGACTTGAAGCTGCCGAAAACTTATGATCCTTGAAACTGTCAACAAAGAAACCAGACTTAGTTCTATCAAGACCATTAGAGTCTAACACAGACAAGAACTTTGTATTTAACTCAAGAAGAGAAAGAGTGGTCATTTCTTCAAGACGATCAATACGATCTTCTAATGCTCCAATCTCTTTCATTGTGTATCCCCTACGAGGAATAAGGGTATACTTCATGTCTTGAGAGTTCAAGGTATTTGGATTCAACTTGATGTTGTACAGATCCATTTCATCTGCACGAACAGTTGGGTACTTGGGATTTAAACTAGAAATTCCCTTCAGGTACTTGAGTTCAGAGTTCTTCGTGATTACTAACTTATCTTTTCGTGGTAAGTAATACTCTGCCTTAGTTTGAACCGTATCGGTAGGAACAGGAAGAGGCGGTATAGTAGTAAAGTTTCCAGAACCGTCAGTCGAAGGACGGAAGTCAAGGAAGTCTCTAAGGTTAACTTGAATCGTATTGGTTTTCAAGGCAGGTATTTTGTTATAGTCTACCTCACCGTCATAAGAGTTTACAGCGTAGAACTGACCCGTGACAGAAGGAGCAAAATACTTAAACCTTGCAAATACTGGTTGATTTGCACTGTCAAGACCACCACCAGTCCAAACTAATCGACCATCCCCAACAAAACCTTCACGTCCACCATCGTCAAATAGGAAGTGAGGAAATACGTCCGTTCCATCCGAATCTACTGTCGTTATTCGTGACACGCTATAGATGTCAGACTTACCAAATTTCAGATACCGAACACCATTTCCGTCTGAATCCATGATAGAAGAAACAGTAGTTTCGGTAAGAGTCTTGGTCTTAACACTTGCGTTAGTCTTTGATACAAAAGAAAGTACTTCATATCGCCGACCATTCGTTAATCCTGTAATAGAAATCTGTTTGTTTCCGCCTGTGATAGAAGGAGTAGCAGAAGGATCAACAAAGGAAGTTGAACTAGACACAACAATATCATTTTCGTTTACAAAGGTTTCGCCAGCATCAGTCAGCGTAAGAGTATGACTAGTTCCAGAAGCAGTGAACTCATACTTCTTCATAAAAGTATAAACGACTTCAGTAAATGACTTAGGTCTTACAATAGGAGTTCTAGTCAACAGTCCATTTGATTTTGGTTCATGAAGAATGGTTTTATTTAAAAGAGTTGGATGAGTTGCACTATCCAACAAAACAAGACGAATCTTGTCACCATTTGCAGCTTCAATTCTTTTTACGTCTTGTAAAGAATAGTTGTAGTCAGTTCTCTTGATATTGAACAGGTGTGCCTTATAAGTAGGATTCGTTTGGTAAGTATATTTTCCAACTCTTCGGCGGCTATATCCTTCGGTAATTGCACGAATATTTGCAGTACCAATTATATTTCCAGCACCACTATCAAAACTGTCATAAAGAGTGACGCTCTCAGCAGTATCAACATCCAACATACCTTTTCCACTATCAAAGTAATAGTAGTTTCCGTAGTTGATGCCAATCTGTTCGTCTTCGTCAACAAAAGTATCGGTTGCCTTTGGAATGATTAGTGTCCAAGGCGCTAAAGTTTCAAGTCGGCGTCCGTTAAGATAGGCAATACCAGGCTCAACCTTCATTCGAAGAGTTGAAGTCGAATTGTCTCCGTTCGGAGAAACCCGCAACTTCCAGTACTTCTTAATAAAGTCGCCGTGAATTTCTTTGATTCGATGATTGACAAGAGTTTCTACTTGATCTTGAGATGCAATAGAAGTCATAGTATGGACTAACAGTCCAGCTCTTACTCGACAGAAATAAACAAAGGTATCTCCAGTTTCAATGTCTTGTCTTCGGGTTAATATAAGTCGTATACGATATCGATCTGCTCCAGGCGAAGAACGATTTGGAGTTATGTTTTGGTTGTCATAAAGAGCATCCGTATCAGAAACCGTTACGATGTCTTGTACAATTTTAAATCCAATATCCGCACTTTTGTCTTTTTGATACTTTGACAAAAATACAGTTTGCTTTGGTGCAAAGACAAAGTGTCCCTGAGCATAAAACTCACTTGCTCCAATAGAGATAGTACTACCATAACCCACTGCTGGGTTTGCAATAGTGTTAGTGGTCTGAACAGTAAGATTGATCGCACCGCCATTTGATAATACTTCGCCAGGCGTTACCTTTGATGCAGAAGTTTTGGTTTCGGTTGCGGGATTAATAGTATTGGTATCATCCAAGTACTGAACATACAATGTATCTGGATCAGTAAATCCATCTGCGTTTAATTCAGAAGCGACAGCCTTGTGAATACGAACCTTGATACCAGACGTTGCGCCAGTAAGAATAACGTTTTCTAATGCAGTGACATCATCAAAAGAATTGTTTGCGTCATTAGAAATCTTAATGAAAGGGTAGGCATTGTTAATAGAAACACCACCAGCTTTAGTGGGTACACCGTCCTTTCCGTAGATGTTGTCTGCAAACCTTTTGATCTCTTTCTGAATGATGGTTTGCATCTGAGTGAGTTCTCTCGCCTGCAGTGCTCTACCAGCATTGAACAAGATACGTGAATAGTTATCACTATCTGTATGATCGTCCTTATACGTTGATCTAAAAGTTTGTTCAGTAAAATTAATTGGCATCTCTTAAATCCTAGATAGTAATTACAATTTTTAAGTCTTCGGTCTGATCAGCAGAACGTGTTACAGCAGAACGGTTATCAATATATAGGAGTTCTCCCGTATAAGGATTTACATCTGCAGAGTCTATTGATGAAATGGTTCCACTCAAAGATCCATTACCCACAATACTGATATTTTCTCCAGTTTCAAAGGGTGTAAATCCAGTCGTTTCGTTTTGATGGAAGAAAAGACTATCTGAATCGTTGGTGTCGTCAATGATTGCTAGTGCACCAGAAGTTCCTCCAAGTACTTGTCCTCTTTGAACCAGTGCCTTAGTGAATCCAACTCCGTCATGTACAATCTTTCTTACTGCTTGTGCAGAAGCGGATGTCAACAGAGTTCCTTCTGCACTATCAGTACGTGGATTACGTAACAACAGAACTTGTCGGAAGATTTCACTACCCAAGATAAAGTCATCATTCTCTCTTCCGTCTGGTTTAGTGTTAAGCATAACACCACTTGCTTTCAAATCAATAACTGGATTTGATCCCATACCTTTTGGATTGGGTACAATGATAGGACGTACAGTACATGAGTCACCGCCACCGCCGGTTATAACAACATTTGCATAATCATAGTTTTGTCCAAAGTAAGACGCACCAGAATTACCAGCAGAATCTTCTTTTACTTTAATGTCTACAATAGTTTCACCTGCACGAACTGCGTATGCAGCCGCATTCTGTCCGTTACCTATAATAGAAACTGTTGGTGTAGAAGTATATCCAGATCCGCTATTAGTTACCTTGTAACCAACGATCTGACCTTTAACCGCATTGTTTTGTACAATCTCTTGTTGTAGATCTTCAGCAGGTGAATCCGAGTCAGTTGAAGCAACATATCTGACAGGCATAAACGCAGAAGACAAAAACTTATCTGCACGAAGTGCACCGATAGAATACAAGAACTTCCATGTATAACCATCCGAAGTGCGGAAAGGAGTGCCCGTTGTATTACCAGTAGGTTCTATAGTAGACAACTGAGAAGTTCCGTCCTGTTTTTTACCCTGTTCTAGACAAATATAAATCTCGTTATTAGAGTTGATGATGTAGAATGGGTTCTCAGGGAAACCTACATCGTTGTCATCAAATGCAGAGTAAATAAGGTTAGCAACCCAAGAACGGCGAGGAATAACATAAGACAGATCTTCAATCAGTTTCATTGACTGTATAGAATGTCTTGCACGTCTTACCGAAAGTGCGTCATTGGTTGGAACCGTAGCGATATCAGAATCATTCCAGTCTTCGGATCTTCCAATCGCTGCGTAATATCTGACGTTATCTGAGTCGGCAAAATCGACCAGAATATCATCTAGAACTTGTTTTTTAAATTGATCAGTTATTACAGGCATTTATCTGTCCTACTTATTAAGAGATTATTCCGCCAGAACTATCGCCGTAAACGTTTACGGGATACCAAGCGTTAGATAACCAAATCAAAGTGATTGCTTGACCTTGGTCTAATGTTATTGTAGTACCACTATTTAAGTTACCAGCCGTTTCGGTGATAACATGAGTTCCCGAACCAGTTGCTACTATATATTTCAACTCTCCGTTCTGCGAAGTTGTTCCGCTGGTTAATGTATACGCACCACCAGAACTCTGAGAAATATTTGTGACTGGAGAAACCGCATCTACTGCACCATTTGAAGAAAGTCCTTGTGTCTTCAATACTAGTTTAGAGTTGACTTGTACGCCACCATTACCAGCACCTTTCAATGATAGTGAACTATTTGCTTCACCCGCCGCTTCGACAATAGCGGGACTTCCAGTTGCAGCGTTTTGAACCTTGACATAGTTAACTGCAGAAGCGTTCTTACCAAACACCAAAAGTTCGTTACCCGAACTATCAAGTATTTCTGGATAGATAGTCGGTCTGCTTATGTTAGGTGACTTTAACGTCTTGTTCTTCAGAGTTGCGGTATGAGTGTTAAATGTAAACTCATCATTAGTAGACAACAATGGTAGAGTAATAGTTCTATCTGCAGCGAGTTCACTTACCGCAACAATGTATTGATGATCAGCACTTGTGTCGTTGATCTGAGGAGTAGTCAATACTGGACTGGTCAGAGTCTTATTTTTAAGAGTCTGAGTTGCAGAGTCCATGACTAACTGACCTGTATAGTTCGGAATCCAGACAGTTCTATCTGCCGTAGGATCGACAACACTTAACCGAGTTTCAAAGTCATCAGCAGTAGTTCCTTCAAAGATAATTCCCGAAGAATCAAAACTAATGAGAGGCAACAGAGTAGAACCATCACCCAACTTAGTATAGATCTCATCGAAATTCTGTTGAAT